CCAGAATATCCGTTAATTTACTCATGTCCGCCTCCTCAGAACGCAAAATCGTGCAGCGTGTGGCTCTGCAGCTCGTTTATCGTCATGCCGTGCACCTCGCGCACCAGCAGATAGCGGTAGAGGTACTGCACGGCAAGGTGCGCCGGGATGACCTCGAGCACCGCACTTTGCAGCGCCGCCAGCGCCTGCTCGGTCGGCACGCCATACGCGCCGACAAACCGCAGAATGATCTCGCCCGGCTGGTAATCCACCTCGACCTCGCCGTTCTCCCATGCGTCGCACACGCGCTGGATGAGATCCACGTTGCACACGCCGGTCGCACTGCGCCACTTGGCCTGCAAAACGCTGCGCCGCTGCTCGAGCGTGTCGCCCGTGCCCGGCGTCAACCCCGCAATCCGCTCCTCGACCGGCAGGATGTAGGTCATCGAATCCAGAAACAGCTGGTCGGCAGCTTCGCGTGCGGCGTCCCGCTGCCCCTCGTCCACCGCCTGCACCGCGCCGAGCAGCGCGATCACCCATGCGTCGCGCCGGTAGGCCACCGGCAGGCTATGCAGCATGTCGTCAAACTCACGCATAACTGAGGGACACCTCCCCCAGCACCGCGCACTCCCGCTCGCCGACGGCGACGTTTGCCGTGCCGCCGTTGATGGTCAGGTTCTCGAGGTCGAGCACGCCCTCCACGTCCAGCATGCGGTCGGTGATGCGGGCAAAGCTGACGTAGTCCTGGGCAAAGACGATTTCCGCCAGGTACGCGGCCACCGCCGCTTGGATGCCTGCCGTGACCGTCTCCTCTTCCGCGGTGTTCAATTTGGACACCGTGGCGTTGATCGCGATTTCCTTTTTCGCCGCCGCCTCAACGAAGCACTGCGCGCCGATCGGGGCCTGCCCCTCGCCGCGCCCCGTGCTGCCGGGGTCGATGTAGTCCTGCACCTGCTCGACCAGATCCTCCGGCGCAGGCTGACCGGTGCTGTCCACCAGCACCACGTCCACCGTGTTCGCGCCGTGGCCGAGGGGAAACACCCGCACCGCGCCCACGCCTGCGACTTCCAGCGCCCAGCTTTGGTAGTGGTAGATGTTGCCCGAGGTCGCGGGCGTGCGGATTTTGAGCAGGTAGCGCGCGTAGTAGTCCGCGTCGTCCTCCTCGTCGTAGCCGCCGGTCGTCGGCTGCGGGTTGTCGCAGGACGTGATGCCCTGCAAGGTCACCGGCATCTGCGTGATGCTGTTTGCGGGCAGGTTGCCCGCCGCGCCGTCCACCCGGCAGGTGACCGGCACTGTGCCCTCGCCGGTGATCTGCACCGTCCCGCTCGCCGCAAACTGGATGCCGCCGCCGGACTCAAACAGCGCGCCCTGCTGCACTGTCCCCGTGCCGGTCACGGTCAGCACGCCGGTGGCGAAGGTCGCCTGCCGCCGCTCAAGGCCGCTGCGCGGGAAAATGTAGCGGTCGAGGTCGCCGCCCGTCAGGTTCTCCGGGTCGAGCGCCGCGCGCATCGCCGCAACTTCCTCGTCCGTCCCTTCCATGCGCAGCGCGGCGGCTGCCAGCAGGTCGTGCGTCGGGTAGCCGACCGTCTTTTGATAGCTGGCCGGCATCGCGGCCAGCAGCGCGGTCAAAATCTCATTCGCCGTTGACATAGGCGGTCACCTCCGTATCTTCTCCGGTGCGCAAGTGCGCGGTGAATGCCACCTGCAAGCCGCGCCGCAGGCGGGTGAACGTGAAGCTGTCCACCGACCGCACCGCGGGGTTGAATGCCGCCGTCTCGCGCACCTGCCGCTCGATCTCGGCGGTCACAAAGCCCAGCGGCGCGCGCTTGCCCAGCAGCGTGCGGTCCACGCCCAGCGCGGTGGAGGCGTCCGTGCGGTAGACGGGTATCGCGTCCGGCGGCTGGCGCAGCATGAGCGCAAACCACTGTTTGACCGCCTCCACGCCCGACCGCTCGACCAGCGCACCGTCCACCAGCTGAAATGCGCCGCGCCCCCGCTCGTCGAAGTCGAACGCGGGCACGCGGCCAACCTCCGCCGCCGGGATGCCCTGTATTTCGGTGGGCGAAAAGGAAAATAAAGCATCTGCCATAGTGTCAACCTCCCAGAAGTCATTACAAAAGTAATGACTTTTATCATGAAATCTTGTCGAGGATCAGCAGACCGCCGCCAGACAGGATCGCCGCGGCACGCTCGCCCGTTTGCCAGTCCCGCGCGGCGGCCGTCGCGGTGAGCGTGAGGTTTACGCCCTCCACCGCCCGCACATTGCCGTCGATCACCGAGAATACGAGTGGTTTCGGGCGCTCCTGCTCGCACACCGCCTCATACCATGCCGCCTGATAGGGCGACTTTTTCGCCCGCGTGCCGCCGCGTTTCAAAATCGCCTCCGCCAGCTTGTAATCAAATGCCATACATTCTCCTTACGCCGCCCACGGCGTGCAGAAACCAGAAATCTCCGAATAGTAACGCGTCATGGGGCGCACGCTGTCCGAGCAGTTGCCCTCGATGGTCTGCACGCTCGACCGCGTCGCGCCGGTCACGATGCCGATGTGCCGGTCGCCCTGTATCATCAGGTCGCCCGCCTGCGGGATGTAGCCGCTCGACACCGTGCGGTACTTGCCGCGCGCCTGAAAATACGCCGACATATCGCCGACATAGCCGTAATTTGTCGGGATCGGCGCGCCACACTGCGCCGCGCACCAGCAGACGAAGTACACGCACCACGCGACGCCATTGTTGCCCGCCCACGCGCCGTATTTGTTGATGTTGCCGGGGCTTTCCTTGTAGCCGAGCTGGCTGCGCGCGACCGAGACAAAGCTGGCCGCGCTGCCGTTCCCGCCGGAAGTGCCGGACGAGCCTGCGCCGATCGTGTCGGGCAAGCCCCAGACGGACACCTTGTCCGTGCTGTCCGCCGCGCGCGGCTCATCGAGGGCGGTAATCTCCAGCTCCATCGTGTGCCCCGCGCCGCCGTAATGATGCACGACGCGCGTGACGCGGTGGCGGCCCGCGATGCCAAAGGCGGGCGAGTTGAAGCCCAGCACCGTGCCGCTCGTTACCTCGTCGCAGCCCCAGATTTCGCTGACCGTGCGCGTGCGGCCGACGCGGTCCTTCTGGGCCAAGAGTGTCCGCACCATCTGGCCGAGCTGCGCCGTGCCGGGGTTCTCGGTGACGCTTTCGACGTACTGCAAAAAGCCGTATTTCGCGATCGACGCGGCATTACTGGCCTGTGCGCCGCGGTACACCTTGCCGTTGTCCTCGGCCGCGAGCACCACCGCGTTATACAGCTCTGCAATGCTGTCCTCACCCGACACCTGCCCCAGCGCCCATGTGATGTTGAACGCCGCAAGGTTCGCGGCGGGCTTGTGAAACGCCCGGATTTCGGCGGTCGGCAGCTCGCGCACGACCAGGCCCTCGGGCGACATGCGCGCCTGATATTCCTTGCCGGTCTCGGCGCTGCACCGCTCTAAAATGTCCGCGATGATGTCGCTCACCGCATCGCCCAGCCAGACCTCGCTGATCTTGGTCGGAAGGCTCACGACGCTGGCCACGCCCACGCCCGCCTTGCTGCACGCCGCGCGGATGGCCTCGTCGGCCGCCATGCCGCTGCACTGCAAAATGATGCCGCTGCGGCCAAGGTACCAGCCGCGGTCGTAGGCGGTCAGTGCGCCGTCCAAGCCGACCTTGACCAGCTGCCCAACGAACACATCCGCGCCCGCCGCCTCATTGCGCAGGCGCAGCTTGTCGCCCGGGGCGAGCGCGATCTTGGGGACGTACTTGTCCCATTCGCTGATGAGCTGCGTGCCGGTCAGCTCGACCGACAGCGCGGTGATGTCGTCCGTCGCGGTCAGGTCTCCCACAAAGGCCGTGATGTCGCGCGCAGCCGCGCCGCTGCGCTCAAGGTACAGCCGGTGCTCGTCTACATATCCGTAAGCCACGCCCGCACCCCCTATACGACAAATCTGTACTCTGTGATGGCGATTGTGTATGCAATGTCGCCGTTGCGCCGCACGGACGGCTCAAAGCTGTCCACCGTGCACGGCATATTGAGACGGCACACGCCGCCACTGTCCAGCACGATGATGCGGAACGGCACTTTGCGGTCGCGCCAGCGCTCAATAAAGCTGACATACGCCCAGCCGTCCTCGAGCGCCTCGGCGGGCATCCAGCTGTACCGCTTGCCGACTGGGAAAAAACTCGACCAGCTGAGCGACCGCAGCCCGAGCGTGCCGATGCGACGGTAGTCGTAACTCAGGCCTGTGTATGTCTCGTTGTGCTGCTCGGGCAGCGGCAGAGGGAAGTCCACCGGCACATGCGGGAGCGTAAAAACCTCCTCGTTGTTGTTGACGCTGATAATCACTTTGTAGGCGATCGTCGCCACCTCCTGTCCATCCGCCCGGCTCACGCGCCTGCGGCGGGATGATATCGCGGGGAGCAGTTCGGCTCCCCGTCCGGTTACATGTTGTCCAGCGCGCGCAGAATTTTCTCCACGATGGTCTCGCCCAGCTCGTCCGCGTACTGCCGGTTGCCGATCACATTGCCCATGACCTGCACCTGCACGGTCACCTGCGGCCCGCCCGCCATGCGTGCGGACACGTCGTGCGGGATGATCTGCGTGCCCGACGGTAGGTTGAGGATCTCGCCGCCGCGCTCGTTTACCCGCGTCAGGCCGCCGCGCCAGTAACTCGTGCCGAGCGCTTTGCCGGTCAGCTGGTCGCCGATCCATGACAGCGCGGACTTGCCGCCCGAGTACAGGCTGCCCAGCAGCGGGATACTCTCGATCTTGTCATCCAGCCATGAGAAAAAGCCGGAAACCTTGCTCTTTGCGCTGTCAAACGCGCCGGTGATGCTATCCCGGATACCGCCGAACACGGATTTTACTTTTGTCCACAATGCCGTGGCCGTATTCTTGACCGTGTCCCAGTTTTTGTAGAGCGCCACACCGGCGGCGACGATCGCGCCCAAGCCGAGCACGACCCAGCCGATCGGCGTCGCCACAAAAGCGGCGTTCAGCGCCCACTGCGCAGCGGTCAGGGCGGCTGTCGCACCGGTCGCGATGCCGGATGCCGCCGCACTGGCGAGCTGTCCAGCTTTGTTGACTGCCATCATCGCGGTGTTATGCACCCATGCTGCGGATGCCACACCCAGCGCTGCCGCCTGCGTGGCGAGCCATACCGCCCCGCCGACAATCTTATGTGCCAGCAGCGCGGCCTTGTTGGCTACGATCGCCGCCGTATCGACCGACCACTGCACCGCGTTGGTCATCAGTGTGAGCGTCTGGTCAGTCAGCCATCGCACCGCACCAACAGCCTTATTGGCAAGCAGCGCCACCCGGTTAGCTGTCACCACTGCTGTGCTGTAAACCCAGCAGTACGCCTCCAGCGACTTGACGGAAATCAATTTCCGAACGGTTTTGATAAATTCCCAAACCGTGGAACCCGCAGAAATCAGGTCAGCGGTAAACTTGACGACTTGCACGGTGACAAATGCTTTAGCTAACCCTTTGAGCGCGCCTTGCAGTTCATCCGCGTTGTCCTTGCACCATTGCAGCGCATCTTTGGCCTTGCTGACCGCGCCCGCAAACTTCTGGTCAAACTGCGTGGTCAAGGTATCCATGTCCAAACCAGACACCCACGACGAAAACGCATCCGCTTTTTGATTGAGCCATTCAAGCGCCGAGCCGCCGCGATAGCTGCCGTCCTCGGCCGCGCCGAACATCTCCCACAACCGGTTTTTGACCAGTGCGCTGGTGTCGCCCAGCTTGGCCGTCACTTCGCTGAATGTCGCCTGATTGCGCCGGGCATTGATGACCTGCTTGTTGTTCTCGTAGAACGCCGTAGCCGCGCCCTCATACGCGCTGGAAAGCGTGTCCATGATGAGCTTGTTGCGCTTTGCTTCGCTTCCACAGGCGGACAGCTTATCGTTAAAGTCGTCCTCCATGATGCCGACCCAGTTGAGCGCATCGGCAAGCACGCCGGTCACCTCGCCCACCTTGGCAGTCTCGTTGGAGGATTCGATCAGGCCCTCGATCGGCAGCGAGTCGCCCCACTTGCCGTGCGCGCCCGCTGCGATCCGCGTCCATGTCGTGACATCCTTCTCGTTCTCGACCAGTTCGGCCAGCAGCTGGCTGGCTTCGGTAGCGGTGTCGGTGTCACCGAGGATCGCGTAGAAGTTGCGGTAGCTCTTGCGCGCCGCCGTCGCGGATAGGTTAGCTGCCTGATAGGCAGTATTAAGCTTTCCCTGCGCGATGCGGTACTCCTCGGTCGCGCTGTCGAGCGCGAGAAAGGCCGTTGTCAGCGCGGTGACGCCCGCGACGCCGACGCCTGTGGCGGTTTTGGCGAAACTCTTGATGCCGTCGACCGCCTTATTCTTGAACGCCACCACCTGCCGGGTGGCGGACAGCATGCTGTCGTCGATATCCGCGCCCGCCTTTTTGGCATTGCGCGCCGCCTTGAGCAGCCCGCCGGACATGTTGTCGCGCAGCTGCAGCACGGTGTTGATAACCTTACTTTTTGCCATCAGCCGCCCTCCTTTTCACCCGAGAACGCCGTGGCCACGCCCGCCGACATCAGCAGGCGCATCTCCTCATAGTAGCGCGCCCGACCGACCCGCAGCACCGCCCGGTCGAAGACGCTCATGCAGCGCAGTTCGTCCGGCGTGATGCCGCGCGGCGCATAAAACGCCGCAAGGTCGAGGAATGGGTCGCGCGCTACGAGTTTTTTGCCGTGTCCTCTTCGGTCTGACCGTCCGCCTTGTCCGGCAGCAGGCCGTTCCACCGCAGCAGCTGACCGCCCAGCGTGTCGATCTCGGGCACGTCCATCAGGCGGCGCACCGCGTCATAGGGGTCGGTGACGTTCAGCGTCTTGTGCAGCTCGGTGTCCTGCAATGTCGGACACGAATCGTAGATGAGCGACGTGCATACGCCGATCGTGTCGGCCGCGCCACCCGCCTCGGCGATCGCGCCGTAATATTCCAGCTGCTGCGAGCCGGTCAACTTGACGCAGTCCAGCATCTGCCCGCCGATCTCGAAGGGCTTGACCTCGGTGCGCGCCTGCGCGCGCTGCTCCGCCCGCGCCGCGAGCGCATCCAGCAGTTTCTTATCCATGTAAATCCTCCTTACAGCGTCTCGAGTACTTGGAAGTTACCAAACTGGAACGGAAGCTCCATCTCAGTCATGGTCTTTTTCTCAAATTTGGCTAGCATAATCTCAGTTACGACAATATTGCTGTACGCTAGGCGTTCGACCTTATTCGTGCCCTTCTGGGTATGCGCAGTGATAATCGTGATCTCAGGCATCACGCCGCTGAGGTACGCCTCAGAGATCAATTTCAACACATCGCTATCTACCTTGAGCCATACCAGCGTGCCCTCTCCAGAATAGCCGTTATAAATTGAATACGTCGCGGGATCACCGCAGACATTGACAGGTTCAAAGTCACCTGTTGCCTTTGCCTCAACACTCTGAAGCGTGGCCAGCTTTTTGCCGTTGAACCATGCTGCGCCGCCGTTGCCGTGCATGATTTTATTGGGATCAAATTCCGGCATGTGTTACACCTCCTTAAAACAGGTTGATCGGGAAGATCAGGTCGGTCATGCTGCCGAGGATCTTCACGTTGCCCGCAAGGTAAACCCTGCGCTTATAGGGCGTGGCCTTGACCGTGTCGTCGTCCCAGTCGGCGGCCTCGGCCTTGCCGCTCGCGACCCACGCCGCGCGCTGCGCTTCCACATCGATGCTGGCAGCGTTTGCGTAGTCCGGGTCGAGGATCAGCTCCTGCGTGAGCTGCCGGAAATACGAGCTATTGATCACCGCGATGAACAGCATCTGGTTGTCGCGCGTGTTGCGGTAGTTGCCCAGATAGGTGCCGCGGAACGTCGATGTGATGTCGTCGCGCATCATGTCCATTGCCTCAACAGTTTCGATAAACTGCATGTCCTCGGTCTTGGTGTTGCCGTCGGTCGAGGTCAGGGAGTTGATGCCCTGACCGATGCGCACCGCACCTTCCTCGTCGATGTACAGGATGAATTTTCCCGCGCCAACCGCCGCGTCGTTGTCCTCGACCTCCTGCACGGACGCGAGATTGCTGCACAGATAGTTCGTGCAGCCGCGCTCGACGTTACACACTGCGAGGATCGCCAGCAGGCTCGGCAGATAGGCGACGCCGTCCTGCTCGCCGCGCTCGTCCGTGAAGGTCACCTTTTCGTTCACAAAATGGACGACGTGCATGTCGTCCGGCAGCGGCGTGATATTGTGCACGATGCACTTGTAGCTCTTTGCCTTGGCGGCCTGCGTCTTGACCCAGCTCGCGAGCGCCGCGCCGTCCTCGGCGGACTGGCCCGCGATGGCAAGCCAGCCGGTTTTGACCGTGCGGCTGATTTCAGAAAGCGTATCGCCCAGCGTGCCCTCGGTGTCCAATCTGAACACATGCGACTGATAGGGCGCAAAGGAAAGCATATCGCTGATCGCGTTGTAGTTGTCTGCGGTGTACAGCGCCTTGTCTGTCTGCAAAGCAGACAGGTCGGTGTATTGTTTATGTGTAAAGCCTTTGTCGGTATCGTCCCGGACGATCAGGATCGCGACGCCGCGCGCGCTGCGCTCGATCAGCGTCGTCGCCTGCTGCCGGAACGTGATTTCGATTTTCGGCATGGTAATAGGCATTTAAGTTGTCAGCTCCTCCCCATTGTAGATAAGCTCCTCCATCGGCTCGCCGGTCTCTGCCGCGCTCTCGACCCACGAGACGCCCAGCTGTGCTACCAGCACGCCCTGCGAGGTGTCCACCTCGACCGCATCATCCAGCGGCAGCCAGATGCCGCCGACCGCGAAGCCGTCGCCCAGCGTGTCCAGCAGCTGCTCGGCCACCTCGTCGCACTCGTCGCGCGGCCGGTGCGCGTCCTTCGGGTAGTACCAGATGTCAACGTCGGCCTCATACTCGCGCTCGCCGTCGCAGGCCGCGCCGCCGGACACCGGCAGCACGTCAATTTTGAAGCTCGGGCGCTTGACCGGCTTGTCCTCGTCCGGGCGCATCACCGCAGCATCTTGGACAAGCGGCCGCACCAAGGCGGTCAGCGCCGCGCGGATATCCCTTATTTGCATATCTCGTCGATCACCTCATCCAGCAAGTCCTCGCAGTTGCGATGGAACTTTTCCGTATAGGCTTCTTCGGCCTTTGCGAACACCTCGCGGCCTGCCACATAGCCGACCTTGCGCCCGATGCCCTTGCCGGGCCTCACGCCGTGGCCGTTGCCTTTCCCCTTGCCGGGGTTGACCACCTGCGCGTGTCCTTCCTCGATCAGGTGGGCGTGCCGTGCATTCGAGTACACGCGGATCAGCGACGCGCCGTCCTTGGTGTAGAACTTGCCGCGCTTGATGCCCGCCTTGTAGTTGCCGGTTTTCGTCCCCAGATTTACCAGCCGGATCTGCCGCAGTGTGCGCCGCTTGAGTTCCGTGCCGGATTTCTGCATGGTCTTTTTGACCTTCTTCGGCCAGTTGCGAGACATTTTCGCAACCCAGTCCGCATACTCGTCCAGCTCGGACAAATCAATGCCGTCACGTGCCATCTTCGATCACCAGCCTTAAAAACACCTCGAGCCGGTCGCGCCGCTTATAGTGCGGCTGCCAATACTGCACATCGTACCGCTGCCCCTGATACTCGAAGTAGGTCGCGGTGGTCAGGCGACACGAGCGCGGCCGGATGGTCAGCTTGTGCGTCACCGCCGCCCGCTCGGTCTCGCCCGGCAGGGTCTCGGTGCGGCCGGACACGACCGTCAGAGCACCCCAGATCGTGCCGTCCGGGGCGTACTCGTAATCGGTCTCGCCGATGTCGTTCGTGAACGGCTTCTTGTTGAACACCGTCAGGCGGTGTTTGAGGTCATTGGTCAGGCTCATCGGCTGCCTCCTTTTCCGGGTAGCGGCTGGATAAGGCGATGTGGTTGAGCAGCACTTGCAGCGTAAACGGCACTTCATTCACTGCCGTGTCGGTCACCGGCGTGCGGTTTTCGTACCAGTGCGCGGCCAGCTGCAAAACCGCCATGTCGAACAGCTCGTCGCCCGCTTTGGGCGGGGCTTTGCCCGTCATGTCGCGCACCGCACTGTCCGCCGCTGTCAGCATGGCGGTGATCAGCGCGTCCTCGTCCGCATGGTCAATGCGGGCGTAGGTTTTGAACCGCTCCAGCTCCATCGGCTCAGCCCGCCGCCTTGACCAACTTGCGCACCGCGTCCGCCTGCGCGGGCTGGCAATCGAACATCGCGCTGCCGAGGAACAGGAACGCGTTCTTGGTCAGGTCAAAATCGCTCGTAATCGTCACGTCCTCCGGCATGTTGCCGATGACCGTGGACAGGTCGACGAGATACGCCTCGTGGTCGGCCACGCGCTCGTCGATCAGCACCGGATAGCCGTAAATGTAGTAGCTGCCGCCCTCGATGCGCACAAGGTCGTTTTTGCTCTTGTCCTGCAGCGGCATAAAGTCGGTGAACAGCGTCTTTTTGCTCATCACGAAGTTCGCATTTGCGTCATAGCCGCCGGGCAGCAGCGCGATGAGGTTCAAAACGTCTGCGGTGGCCAGCGTGCCGCCGCTCGCGACGGTCACCGAGTTGGTTTCGTCCCAAGTGTTGGCCTTGTCGATGCCCTTGCCCTGGCTCGAACCGGTGCCGGTCAGGATGGTCGCGGTGATCTGCTTGGCGATCTTCTTCGCGATCATGTCGGTAAGCCACGACTCGAACGCGTCGATCGCCATTTTCTGCACCGACTTGGAGATCTGCACCAGCTTGCACACTTCATAGGCCGACAGCGTGATCTGGGTCAGGCCGTCCTCGCTCGGGGTGATGTCGTCGTTCTGGTTGTGGTAGGCGGCATCCGGCTCCTCGCCTTCGACCGCAAAGGTCACGTTGCCCGGCACACGCAGCAGCGTGATCTTGTCCAGCAGCGGCGCATACTGGTGCACCTTTTCGATGATCTGGTTTGCCGTCTGGGTCGGCACGGCCGGGCCTGCCGAGCCGGTCGCGGTCGACCACGCGCGCTGTTCGGTCTCGGTCAGATCGCAGCGCATGATCGTGTGCAGCCATGCCGTGCGGTATTCCGGGCTGTCAAAGGTGTAGGTGCGCTCCTCGGGCGGCTGCGCCGTCGGGAAGCGGCGCACCTCGGTGCCCGCCGTGCCGGTGGCAATGCGGCCGAGCAGCTGGCGGCGCTGTTCGGCCTTATCCAGCAGGCCCTTGCGCTCGGCGAGCAGGCCGTCGGCCTCGGTGGAAAGCGCGTCCAGATCGGCGTCGGGTGCGTCCATCTCGGTCTGGATGGCGGCCAGGCGCTGCTCGATCTGGGTCAGACGGTCGGTGTTGGCGTTGGTATTGGTAGGCATATCACGTTTCCTCCTTTGTAATTCCGTTGATTTTGAGCTTGAGTGCCAGCTTGCGGCGTTTGTCCGCCTCCGCGTGCTCGTGCGCGGCCTCCGCCGCAGCCCACGAGCGCGCCGCGATGCTGGTTCCGTCATAAGCCGGGATGTCGACCGCCGCGACGTCGAAGATACGCCGGAAACCGGTAATGCGGCGCAGGCGCTTGGCACGGTCGTATTCCTGCTTATTCACGGTAAATGCGAACGACATCCGGTCGATGTAGCCGCCCCGGATTTCCTCGTAGAGCCTCCGCCCTTCCTCGGTGCCGCCGAGATCGGCTGCAATGTGCAGACCCTTGGTGTCGACCGTCAGGGAAAGCGTTCCGTTCTTCGTTCGCGCCACGGGTTTGCCCCCATGGTTGAAATTCATCACGACGTCGCGCATCTCCGCTCCCGAAAATGCGTTCCGGTCGATGACTTCCTTGTACTGGATGCCGTCGTACTCGTACAGCACGGTTTCCTCGTCGAAAACCGCAGCGTACCCCTCGACGCGGCACTGCTTTTGCCCGTCGCCGCCCTCCTGCGGCAGCGCCCGCACCTCAAACGTGCGGTAATCACGGGTCTCCGGCGTGATCGCCATTGTCGTCGCCCTCCTTTGGCTGGGTCGGCGCGGTGTTCAATTTGTACACCTCCGACACCTCTGCATATTCCTTGCGGATGAAATACCGGTCGCCGTCCTCGACCGGCGGCATGTTGAAGATCTCCAGACCCATGTTGTGGGTGAGAAAGCCGCGGTCAAAGAGCTGCGTCACGATATTCAGTTTTGTGTTGTTGCTCGCGTATTGCAGGCGGTTGGCCGTTGCGATGATGCCCGCGCCCTGCGCGATTTCGGCGGGCGAAAAGGTCATCGCGGTCAGCACAAGCGACAGCTGGATGGCAAACGGCTCGATGCTGCCCTCATAGTAGGCGTTCCACTCGTCCTCGGTGTAGGTGTTGGTGAGGATTTTCTCATTCGTGCCGAAGTAGCTGAACACGCTCTGGCGGATCAGCTCCTGCTGGCGCGGGTTGACTACGAGCGCCGTGCTCTCGATCTGCTTGACATCCGCGTACTTGCTGTCGAACATCATCACGCCCGTCGCGTTGCCCGCGAGGTTGTCCGCGGCGAAGCGCTCGCGCTCGGCGTCGATGTCCTTTTTCTTGAGGTTGCCCGCAAGCCGCGCGAGAAAGCGGATGGTGGTCGCGTTCTTGATGCCGTTTACAATGCCCTCATCCTGCGTGTGCATGACCTGCAAGGTCGGGGCGAGCGGCCGGTTGTCCGACCCGAAAAAGTCGTCCTCGTACTGATGCTGGGTGAGCAGCCCCGCGCGGCTCAGCTCGATCGCGGCGCTCTGCCCGCCCCAAAAGTGGTAGAGCAGATACGGCTCGCCGCCGACCTCGCGGATGCTGGACTGCTGCGGCAGCACGGGAAAATACCCGACGAGCCTGCCCACCGCGTCCTCCATCGGCACGATAAAGGCGTTGTTCTGCACCATGTAGATGGTGGCGAGCCGCGCGAGAAACTTGCTCGCGTCCATCCACGGGTTGGGCTGCTGCCCCAGCACGCGCGCAAGCTCGGGTCTGGCGTCGCCTACCAATTCGAGGTGCAGCTTGCTGCAATGTCTGGCAAAGGTCGCGATCGCTGCGCGCGTCAGCTCCATCTCGTACAGCCCGCCGCGGTAGGTCGTGTAGACCGGCTGGTACGCGGTGAGCGTCTTGAAGAACGCCCGCGCATTCCCGCCGCCCGGCGGCCGCCGCGGGAACAGCTTTTCAAAAAGCCCCATGTCATGCCTCCTCGTTCATGTTCACATAGTCGTCGCGCTTGTCCTGCAGCACCTTGTAGGCGCAGATCAGCGCGACCGTACCGTCGATGCGGCGGCGTCCGTCGGTCACCTTGACCGGCTGGATGTTGCCGTTGATGTCGGCGCGCACTTCGGTGTTGACCAGGCACCACTTATCGACCGGGTTGTTGTTATCCACCACCAGACCCGCGGCAAGATCGGCCTTGAGGTCTTTCATGGGCTGGGAAAGCGACAGCGTACCCTGCCGCACGGGGATCATGCACTCCGCGCCGAACTCGGCCTTGAAGCGGTCGAGCAGGCTGTCGTCGATGTGCCACGGGTCGTACCCGATGTAGCGTACATACAGGTCGTCCTCGTCGCGCAGCTCGGTAAACCAGTCGAGCATCACCTGTTTATCCACCTTGTTGCCCGGCACGGCGCGCATCAGGCCGCGCTTGACCCAGAGCGAATACGGCGCGCTGTCGCGCTCGCGGCGATTGCCGGCAGCCGCGTCCGCGTCCAGAACGCTTTGCGGCAGCCAGTACATGCTGCGCCGGTAGATCTTCGGGTCGCCCGGCCGCTGGCAGATCGCCGTCGCGGCGCACAGGTCAATGCTGTCGGCCGCGTCCATGCCGCCGATGCAGTAGTCGAAGGCGATGTCGAAGGTCTCGGGGTTGGAGCACTCCGCCCACGTCAGCCACGCGGTCGCGGCGTTCTCCTTGAGGTTGAAGTCCTTGACCAGCACGGTCGGCAGGAAGGACGGGTCGGCCTCGGCCTTTTTGACCATCTGCCGCAGGTACTCGATTTTCTTGATGGTGCCGAGACCGGGGTTGGCCTTGATCCAGTTCTTTTCGTCGTGGTACTCGTCCCGCTCGTCCAGCTCGTAGATCCACGCGAGGAACGTGTCGTCTGTGATCGTACCCTCCAGCACGCCCGCGGCGTAGGCATACTGCGCGTCGAAGATGCACTCGCGCACAAAGCCGTTGGTCGAGATCGAGAACAGCAGCGGCTGCTCGCGGGCGGACATGGATTGCTTCATGTCGTCGTAGATGGCGCGGTTTTTGATGGCGGCCAGCTCGTCCACCAGCACGCCGTGAGCATTCAGGCCGTCCAGACTGTTCGCCGCGGACGCCAGCGCCGAAATGGTACCGAGGTTTGCCGGGTAATACAGGTCGCCCTGCCGCTTGCGGATGGCGCGAAACAGCTCGGGAGACTGTTTGCGCATGTTGACGCAGGCGTTGTACGACTTTGCCGCCTGCTCGCGCTTGGTCGCGATCGAGTAAATCTCGGGCGCGCCCTCGTTGTCGTTGACCAGCAGGTCCAGTTCGAGCGCGGCGCACTCGGTGGTTTTGCCGTTCTTGCGCCCCTCGACGATCATGACCTCTTGGTACTGCCTGAGACCGGTGTCCCGATGCACAAACCCGAAAATCGCCTGCCAGCGTGCTTTCTGGAACAGCTCAAGTCCCAGCGGCGCGCCCAGCTGTCCCTGCGGCTGCTTGCAGAACCGCTCGACAAACGCGATGTGGACATTTGCGGTGTCCAAATCGAACACCCACGGCTTGTACTTTTCCGGCCGCCGGATCTTGTCCAGCAGCAGCGCGCACAGCAGACGCACCTTGCGGCAGGCAAGGATGTCGCCGGTCAGCACCGCGCAAGCGTATTGCTCAAGCCAGTGCTCGCCTTTCGGCGCGGGATTTTTCTTCGCCTCGCGCTCCATGCGGCGCAGCAGGCGCTCACGAGAGAGACGCGGATCAGCCATCCGGCGGTCGCTCCTTTTCGCGCTCGGCTTTCGCGATCGCGTGCCGCAGCTTGTCGTGCGGGCAGCGCCGGATGCGCTCGGGACGGCGCAGCGTCGTGTCGCACACGCCCTGGCTGTTCAGCATCGGGCAGGCTCTGCACATGTTCATCGCACCGCCCTCCCGTTCGCTTTCTGCCATGCGCGCAGCGCGTCACCCTCGGCGTCTCCCGCGGGCAGCATGTCGCACAGCGTCTTGATGATCGCGGTCTGATTCTTGATCATCGTGTTGTACACCTCGACCTCAGGCGACTTCTTCGTGCCCCACTGGTTTTCGCCGTTCTGGTACTCGGACACACAGCCGTTTTCCGTGATGGTTTTGCGCAGATCGGCCAGCGTCACGGCCATGAAAGCTGCATTTTCGATCAGGGAAGCGGCGGTATTCCGGCGGTTTTCGTCCAGTCCCGCAAAGATTTTTTCGAGCTGCTCGCGCTCGCGTTTGATTCTTGTGTCGACCGTGATTTTGGGCATTTCGCCGCCTCCTTTCTGCTACACCCCTCCCGCATGCTCCACTCAGCTCAATTCTTCTTGGGGCATGCGGTCTGAGGGCGGTCAGCGATTTTTCGGGAATGGGGGGAGTATGTTTCCGTCCGCATCGAAGCGGCAGCGCGCCGCCGGATGCTTTGTCATGTGCTCGAGGTCGTGACAGCGGTGACACAGCAGCTCGAGGTTGTCCCAGCCGAGCGTGCGCTTGGGGTTTCCCATGTCCTGCGGCCGCAGCGCCTTGCGGTGATGCACGATCAAGCCAGGCGCGCCGCAGCGCTCACACAGGCCGTGCCGGTGCGTCATGTAGGCGAGCCGCGTCTGCTGCCATGCCGCCGAGTTGTAGAACGATTTCGCCCACGGCTTAGCCACGGATATCGCCTCGCATGACCGCGATCGCGTACTGGCTGTCGCCGATGGCCTTGGAAATCGAGTTGATTGACCGGTACAGCCGGAAGCGCACCTCCGCCTGCGGCTCGGCCTGCATGCGCTTATACAGCGCGTCGCGCAGGCGCTTCATGGCCTCGACGTTCTCGGCGTACTCGTTCGCGATCTCGGCAATGGTTTTCATGGCACGCCCTCCTTCCGGGCAAAAGAAAAAGCGCCAGAACGGATCACCACACACTCTCGGTGGTAATCAGCTCTGGCGCAGGCTGTTCAGCTCGGGCTTTCGCTCTCGTGGCGGCGTTCCTGCTGGCTGTTCAGCTCGGAGGATTTCGTCGCCGATATTCACGATGATGTCCAGTTTGCATTTTCGGCAATGCAACGGCAGGTTTGCGACCTTGGTCGAGTGCAGCATCAGCTGGAGCTTGTTGCCGCATCGCGGGCACGTTAACCAATACTCTTGATTTTTATTGTACACTCGTTTTTGCCTCCTGTCTACGCCGTCGGCGTCTTTTCTCCATGCCTGTGTGATATGTTACAGACCATTTCGAGTCAGCAACTACGCGCGTGCGTGCGCGTAGCTTTTCATTGTTTTCTCGCTTTGGTTTTCGTTTGGGCATCATGTACTTGAGATAGCGGCAGGAAGCAAAATCATTCCGTTTGATACCGCTGTCATCAATCACCTGCACGCCGGGCGGCGGATCAATCATCGCCGCATCGTCTACCCATTGATAGGTAACGGTTGGGCGCTTGAGGTTGCGCGAGCCGACAAATTGCTTTTTGCCGTTGAGGCTGGCCTCCCGCCGCTCCTTGGTAAAGTAACCGGCCCAAACATCATACCCGCGGTCCTCGATATAATTGAGCTGGACATTATCGCCCCAAACCCACAAGGACTGGATCAGCTCAAGGTCTCCGCCGACGGCGTTGAGGATCAGATGCACATGCGGCCGGTGGTCACCGTGCCGCCCCTCGAGAACGTAGATGTACTTGAGCTCCGGCAAGCCGCGCGCCTTTCGGTAGGCGCGGATCTGGGCGAACACCTTGCCGAGCCGCCGCCGGGTTACGTCCGGGCTGGCAGGAAGATCTTTGTCTCGGTAGGTTAGCGAGAACACCAAATCGTCCGGCTCGAAATTCGTAGCCATCAACATCTCCAACTTGCGCTGCGCAGTATTGCAATTGGTCTGCGCGATCTGCTCGGCAGTCACCTCGCGGATGCGCTTTCGCTCTCGCTGCGATGCATTCGGTCGCGGGACTGTGTAGATCACATCCCACACCAAACGCCCCGCACGGATGGTTTTTCGTCGTTTCATTGTCCCTCCGTGTTCAAATTGGACACAAACGGGTGCAGGGAGGCCGCAGCCTCCCATACCCGTTTTGATGATTTTTCAGAATATCCGGGATTTTCGGATTTGTCAAGAGTCCTTTTTTACGAGATGTACTTTTCCATTCCAAAACCATTGAAAAACCAGCTTGAACAGCACGTACGCCGCCCGGCCCCACACGGCCTGACACTCGCCGCAGTTGCGGCAGATCCGCACGCGGAATATTGGCAACAAGATATAGCCGTCATCATAGCCTTTCTCGTTGTAATGCGTACAGCAGCGATGTGGGAATTTATTCGGGTTTTGCATCAACAACCACCTCCTCCGGCGGCTCCGGCAGCGGCATCCAATGCGTTACCGTTATACGCTCAAACTCCGCCGGATAATCATCCAAATACCAACCATCGGTTGGGTCGTAGGTAACAAGCTGGCACGCACCGTTAAATGTCAAGTGCCCATTGCTCGCATATACAATAGCCAAAACCACAGTAAACGGAGACTCTGGAAGCGCCTCATTCACGCTGATCCAGCGTGGTGCGGCGGCCTGCAGCTGCTCGCAGGTCTGCGGCTCCAAACCCAAAACATCACGATCAGCCTTTTCCGCAACCGCCTCCGCGATAAAATCAATGGTGGTGCGCTCACTGTCGCTCGTTGACTGCTCACGCAGTTCCGCAAGCGATGCAAGTGCGCCCTCATACGTTTTCTGACTATATTTCATTTGACGTCCTCCTTTTTGATTCGCTCGAACTCGATCACCCACACCCACGGGTTATCCTCCCAACAGGACAGATACCGATCGAACATGTTTGGGCGCTTTGGGATGGTGCTATCCCATATTTGGGAGAACCCGGCGCGGTACGTTCCGTTTTCATGCAGAAGAAAAGCTGGTTTCCCCGTATCCGGGTCTGTATATGGGTACATTTTCTCTGCGCCCTCTGCCTTGGCATCTTCTTCGGTGATCGCCTGCAACCGCTCGCACCGCACGCCGGTCACCCGCAGAAAGAGGCGGGCGGCCTCGCGCGGCATGTTTTCGTTCGGTCTCCATCCCGGCTTGCTTTGTGCCCGACGCATCATATCATAGCGGGCGGCTTCAAAATAGATGTCTGCATACGAACCATCAGCCTTATACTGGACTCGACCGCTCCCGACAATATCAGACAAGCAGTCAACTCGAAATGTCTCCCGCACATACAGCACATCGCCGGGCTGGTACGGCGCACGATTATACAGGCTATGCCCAAACATCACAGGAACGGATAACACGCTATCGTTCCACGCTGCGCCACCCAGCTTCCAAAGATGGCCGTCCAGTACCGGCTGCGGCTTCACCACCCGCCGCGTCACCGTCTTTCGTCCTTCCAGCAGCGCGCGCACCATTTCGGTGGAAAACAGGATCGGCTTTAGGCTCATTTCATTTTCACTCCCATCAACTTCGCCCACTGCTTATTCGCGGCGCGAGACTCGGCCAGTGCAGCGTCGGCCTGCTGCAAAACGTCCATCGGTACATCCATGAGCGGCATGCCCTCATACGGTTTGAGCAATTCAATATACCGCTGGGATGCGTCGCGTGCGGTTTTCACCAGCTGATCCGCACGGTCAAGCTGCTCCTGTTCTTTTTTATATTCCAGATCTCTGAGTGCAAGGCGCAGACTGCGTTCGGACAAGTCATACTTGCACATCGTCTTGATGATCCAAATCAGATCGGCCTTTGTACAGTCAGACAGGTTCATTTAACCTCCTCCGGCGGCAGCGCAGCCGACCACCAACGGACATCCGGCGTCATCAGGCCATCGTCCGGCATCTCAGGCAGGTACCAGCTGCCCGCGCGATAGATATAGAGGGCATAATTGTTCCGGGTGTAGATATTGTGGCTCATTGTCAGCACCTTCTGCCCCTCCTCCGGCTTCTCATCCGGGTACGGGTGCCAGACCGGCGCGGGCTGCGGGACGGCTACCTGCTGCACCGGCTCGGCGTATACCTCGTCGTCCGGGTGGATTGTCCAGCGGACAACCTCATCCCACAATACTACCGAATAGTCGATTTCACCGCCAAGGAATTTCCCTTCATCGACAAATCCATCTTTGTCCTGAGCAATGATGCGCGCGCCGACCGGCGGCTGTACATCAGGCGAAAACCACGCCGCACACGGCAGACCCGTTTCCTTGCCCGCGACGATGATCTTGTCATGCGCTTCGATCTCGCTTTCTGAGATATGCGGTGTTTCCGACTTTGGCTCGATGACTGCCTGCCGCATCTGCTCATCCAGCCGGCGCAGCGTTTGTGCCTCGGGCGCGGGTTCTTCTGGTGTGTCTGCGGGCGGCGCGATCTTGCCGTTCTCCACCATGCCGCGCAGCCGCTGCACGATCTGCGACCACGACAGCTTGCCGCAAAACGGCTTTTTGACCTCCAGACCGCTGCCGCTGAGGTCAAACCACACGCCCTCCGACGCTAATCCTTGATATCCGGAATAATGCAGCGCATCCTTGACCGCCGGAATCAGCTGGATCGCCGCCGATCTCTGGCTGTCATGCAGCACGCGGTATAGCGCGGCCTGATACGGCGACGCGATATGCCGCAGCAGGAACGCATCGACCACGCCGTCCGACACGGTCGGCTTATCACGCGCGGCTTTGACATCCTGCGCGCGGAAGGTCTCACCCCGCGCCAAGCGCTGCTCAAACTCCTCTTGCACCTTCTTCGGGCTATGCGCCAACTCGTCCGCGACCGACTCGCCTATTTTCTCGCGCCGCAAGGCATCCAGCAGCGCGGGCGACAGGTTCTTATGGATGTACTGCATGCGGTGCACGGCGGACGCGCTCTCCTTGGTCTGCTCGGCGAGGTGGTCGCGCAGGCGACCGGGTAGCTCCACGCCGCGCGCCTTCATGCTGCGCAGCGCCTTCTCCAGCCGGATCACGGCCTCCATCTTTTCGTAGTAAGTCAGCTCGCGGCTGGTCAGGTTGGACTGGATCAGCGCGACCATCTCGCTGTCCTCGCCGTCGTACGTCTTGACGATGCAGGGCGCGTCCTTGCGCCCCAGCAGCTCGAGTGCCTTGCGGCGGCGATGTCCGGCGACAATGCGGTACTTGCCGTCCCCCGCCGCGCACGCGGTCAGCGGGCTATACAGCCCGTTCATCGCGATGTCGTCCGCCAGCTCCTGCACATCCTCGACCACGAAAAAGTTGTGCTCGTTTCCGATCAGCTGCGAGAGCGGAATTTGGACGACCTGCATGTCGGGCGTGTCCAATTTGAACACATCATGTGCGACCATCGCGCCGACGTTAACTTTGCGTGCCATCTGTGCCACCTCCCACATACTCGCGCACCCATGCGCGGTAGTCGCGCGCGGCGGCCGAAGTCGGCGACCACTGGCAGACCGGCTCGCGCGCAAAGGTGCTTTCGTCCACCTTGTCCGTGCGGCGGATGCGGGTCTGAAACACCGGCACGGGGCAATGCTCTCGCAGCCAGTCCTCGCCCTGCCGGACCACGTCCGCGTTGTGCCACATGGTCAGCAGCACGCCCACCTGCACCGCGCCGTTGACGCGCCGGATACCGTCGATCTGGCGCAGCAGCTCGGCCATGCCGTCGATCTCGAACGCGCCCGGCTTTACCGGAATGACGATATCGCTCGACGCCGCGACCGCGCTGATCGACGCGACCGAAAACGCGGGCGGGCAGTCGATCACGAGATAATCATAGGCGTCGTCCTCGATCACCGCATCGCGCAGGTCGGTCAGCACGCGCAGCGCACGGTCGCGCGGCGTGCCGCCGTGCACGTCGCCCGGCAGGCTGCCGTCGAGGTCGAGCGCCGCGAGCGACATGTCCGCCGGAATGACGTCCAGCCCGCGGTAGATCGTGTGCTGGACAAGGTCGGTGTAGCACATAATTATGCCCTCGAACAGGTCGGCGAGCGTGCCCGGCTCAGCCGGGATGCGGTAAAACCGCGAGGCGTTGCCCTGATGGTCAGCGTCGATCAGCAGCACGCGCGCCGCGTACTCGGTGGCGAGAATCGCCGCGAGGTTGACCGCCGTCACCGTCTTGCCGACGCCGCCTTTCAAATTCACAATGCTGATGGTTTTCATTTGCCCTTTTCCTTCCTCCGGTGTTTATCACCCTGCCGCGCGACAATTTCAGCTGCAATGCCGAGCGCGCGGGCGGTGCGCTCGTAGTCCTTGGCGAACGCCGGGTCGCACACGCGGCTCATCGCCAGCACGCGGCGGCGCTCAAAACGCAGCGTGCGCACCACTTCATGTAGATTCATCGTCGTCCTCCTCATCCAGCACGGCCTCCGAGTCGTCCGCGATCATACGCGCGCAGCACGGGCACACGGCCCAGCCGTTCGAGATCGGGCCATTGGCCTCAAACTGCGCGATGTGGCTGCACGCCTCGCACTGCCAGACGCTGTGCGCCTCGTCGATCAGGCGGTAACGCACCGGCCCAAGGTCATCGTCCATGTAAGACTGTAAAACGCTTGGAGAACTGCATATATCCTCGTAATCCTTAAGCTTGTACAGCGCGCCATACAGGCCGTCCGGGATCTCCGCCCACGACACGCCCTTGACGCCCCAGTTTCCGTTCGGCTCCCGGTAAATCAACTTGCTCATGTATGTACCTCCTATGCGGTCTCGATTTTCGTCTGTTTGTACGGGTCGT